CGACATCGAGAAGCAGAAAGCCGAAGAGATGGGCATGTCTGCGATTCAAGACGACCGGTACCGTGTCCTTGAGATGAATGTGGACTTGGACCTAGCGGGGTTCGAGCATAAGAACAAGAAAGGCGAGCCGACTGGGATTGCACTGCCTTATATCGTCACGCTTGAGAAAGGCACACGCAAGATCCTTGCGATTCGTCGCAACTGGTATGAGGACGACAAGCTCCACCTGAAACGCCAGCACTTCGTTCATTACCAGTACATCCCCGGTTTTGGGTTCTATGGCTACGGCCTGATCCATCTGATCGGTGGGTACGCGAAATCGGCGACGATGCTTATTCGTCAGCTTGTGGATGCAGGTACGCTCAGTAACTTGCCGGGGGGTTTGAAGTCTCGCGGCTTGCGGATCAAAGGCGATGACACACCCATTGCACCGGGAGAGTTCAGGGACGTAGACGTTCCTAGCGGATCTATTAGGGACAACATCCTCCCGCTTCCGTACAAAGAGCCTAGCCAGACATTGTTGACTCTGCTCAACCAGATCATCAGTGAAGGCCGAGCGTTTGCGTCTAGTGGAGACATGAATGTCTCTGATATGTCAGCTCAAGCCCCTGTGGGTACTACGCTAGCCATATTGGAGAGAACTCTTAAAGTGATGACGGCGGTTCAGTCCCGCCTGCACTACGCGATGAAGCAGGAGTTCAAGCTCCTGAAAGTAATCATCGCCGACTACACGCCTGAAGAGTATGACTACACGCCTGAGGATGCTGGGCGCAGGGCGAAAAAAGATGACTATCACATGGTTGATGTCATCCCTGTCAGTGATCCGAACGCAGCCACGATGGCGCAGAAGATCGTCCAGTATCAGGCGGTGTTTCAACTTTCGCAGTCAGCACCTCAGATTTACAACCTCCCCTTGCTCCATAGGCAGATGATCGAGGTGCTGGGGATCAAAAACGCTGCGAAGCTTGTGCCTGTTGAAGACGATGCAGTGCCGACTGACCCGATACAGGAGAACCAGAATCTTCTGATGATGAAGCCTGTGAAAGCGTTCCTTGAGCAGGACCATCAGGCGCATATCGCCACGCATATGTCTGCCATGCAGAACCCCAAGATCATGCAGATGGTTGGTCAGAATCCGCAGGCGCAGGCAATTCAGGCTGCGATGATGGCTCACCTGAACGAGCACATTGGGTTTGAGTATCGCAAACAGATTGAGCAGCAGATGGGGGCACTCCTTCCGACGGAAGAGCAGACCAAGAACATGTCTCCTGAAGTGGCCGCTCAAGTGGCGCAAGCCGCAGCAAAAGCGTCCCAGATGCTTCTCCAACGGGATCAACAGCAGGCTCAACAGCAGCAAGCGCAGCAGCAGATGCAAGATCCTGTGGTCCAGATGCAGATGCAAGAACTTCAGATCAAGATGAAAGACCTTGAGTTGAAGGCTCAGAAGCAGCAGATCGACGCAGCCGAGAAAGCCGACCGCATCCGGGTCGAGGAAGCTCGTATTGCAGCGCAAAAAGAAATCGCGGCCATGCAGGTGGGAGCCACCGCTGCCGCTGCCAGAGACAAGTTGAACAGGCAGATGGAACTTGAAGGCACCAAGATTGGTGTTGACATTGCCAAGCACAAAGCCCAACAAGCCAAACCTCAACAGTCTCAACCCACTAAACCTACTTCCAAGGCTAAATAATGTTTGACACACGCCCCCTGAGCGTACTCAGGAGCGAGCTAGAAAAGCTCAAGCAAGACCAAGTTAGTTTTCTTACTGGTGGCGGTGCGAAAGATTTCGCCGAGTATCGGCACATTTGCGGGATCATCCGGGGTCTGAACCACGCAGATGTAATCGTTAGAGACCTCGTGCAAAGGATAGAAACTGATGAATGACATGCTTTCCACTGCCGTCGATCTTTCCGGGTTGTTGAATAAACCTGTAGAAGAAAAAGCCAAGCAGTTGCCTGACCCCAAGACCTTCCATCTTCTTTGCGTTGTTCCTGAGGCTATGGAAGAGTACTCGGACAGTGATGTAGGCATTATCAAATCGAGCCAAACCCTGCACTACGAGGAGGTACTTACTCCGGTGTTGTTCGTGGTGAAAGTTGGGCCTGACGCCTACAAAGATACGACGCGGTTTCCCAGTGGGCCTTCCTGCAAGGTCGGTGATTTCATCATCGTTCGGCCCAACTCTGGCACCCGTTTGCACATCCACGGACGCGAATTCAGGATCATTAACGACGATTCTGTTGAGGCTGTTGTGGAAGATCCGCGTGGCATTCGCCGCGCTGCCTAAGGAGTAATACATGGCTACTAAGCAGTTTGAAGGTGAAGAGTTTAAGTTTCCGGATGAAAAGGAAGCCGACTCCAAGACCAAGCTTGAGAACGTAAGCGAAGCCGACGAGTTTCAGTTTGAGATCGAGGACGACACTCCTCCTGCTGATCGCGGTCGTAAACCGGCTCCGCCTCCCGATGATCCGACTGACGAAGAACTAGCGTCTTACGACGAGAAGGTTCAGTCTCGAATCAAAAAATTTACCCGTGGCTACCACGACGAACGCCGAGCCAAAGAGTCTGCGCAACGCGAACGTGAAGCGGCTGAAGAATATGCTCGTAAGGTGGCGGAAGAAAACAAACGCCTGAAAGAGCAGTTAGCCAGCGGTAGCAAACAGTTTATTGAAACGTCTAAGTCCGCAGCCGAGATCAAACTGGCAGCGGCTAAGAAGAAGTATAAGGAAGCATTTGACTCCGCCGACGCTGACGCTATGGCTGACGCCAACTCGGAGATTACCGAAGCCACCTACGAACTGCGCGAGGCTACCCGCCTTAAGCCGATTGAGGTGGACGATAAAGAGTTTGAACCTGCTCCAGTTAAACCCGCTCAGCTTCAACTTTCGCCTCGAACCAAACGGTGGATGGATTCAAACTCCGATTGGTGGGGTAAAGATGAAGAAATGACCATGGCCGCGATGGGTATTGACAAGAAGTTAGCGCGTGAGTATGGTTCGGATTATGTTGGTAGTGAAGAGTATTTCAAAACTATCGACAAAACGATGCGTAAACGATTTCCTGAGTTCTTTGATACTCAGAGCGAGGATGACGAGCCGCCTCCAAACAAAAGAGCCGAACCGGTAAGCGAGGATGATGAATCACCGCGCCGTGCACAAAAACCAGCTTCGGTTGTGGCTCCGGCCTCCCGTAGCTCTTCGCCTAATCGGGTTCGCCTGAAGGCATCTGAAGCAGCGCTAGCGCGTAAGCTCGGTGTGCCGTTGGAAGAATACGCGAAACAGGTTGCTAAACTGGCTAGGAGTAATTAATCATGGGTGAAGCACAAGTGCAAAAGCAAAACCGTCTTGATCGGGAACTGGACTCACGCGAGGTGACTTTCGAGCGCCCCAAAGCATGGCGTCCGCCTGAGGTTTTGCCGTCACCGAATCCGCGTCCGGGCTGGACTCATCGGTATATCCGCCTGAGCACCAACGGCAATGCTGACCCCGGTAATATCTCCGCCAAGTTGCGCGAAGGATATGAACCCTGCAAAGCAGAGGAATATCCTGAGCTTATGATGCACGCCGCTCTTGAGGGACGATTCAAGGGTGGTATCGAGTTTGGTGGACTGTTGCTCTGTCGGATTCCTGACGAACTTCTGAAGCAGCGTGAGCAGTACTACGCCAATCAAAACAAGTTCCAGATTGAGTCCGTGGACAACAACTTCATGCGTGAAAATAACCCGAAGATGCCGCTCTTTATCGAGCGAAAATCAAATGTTACTTTCGGCTCCGGTTCAAAATCTTAATGGAGGCTTAAATGCCCTATCCCACTATCCCTGCCCCGTACGGGCTGAAGCCGGTTAATCTATTGGGGGGTCAAGTCTTTGCGGGTTCTACCCGTATGTACCCTATCCAGTACGGCTACGGCACGAACATTTTCTACGGCGACTTTGTTAAAATCTCCCCTTACTCCTCCGGTTCTACCCCCGGTGGTATGCTGACTCGCGCAGCAGTGTCTACGGGTACTACTAACAACCAAGTTACCGGTATTTTCCTTGGCTGTTCGTATACCAACCCGCTGACCAAACAGAAGCAGTTTTCGCAGTACTGGCCCGCCTCGACGCTGGCTGGTGATGCAGTGGCTTATGTTTGTGATGATCCGGATACGATCTTCAAAGCGGTTGTTTGCTCGGCTACTACGGTTACGGCTTCCGGCGCTGTTGGCATGATCGGCACTAACCTGTCGATGATTGATAATGCTTCGGTTGCTTCCAGCCTTAGTACTGGCAACTCGGCTAACGCAGTGCTGGCCCCCACGGCTACGCCTGTTACGTCGATTCTTCCGGTTCGTTGTGTTGGTCTGGTTCCTGATACGGCTATCACCTACAGCGCGACTGCTACTTCGGCTTCTAGCACGATCACGGTTAACGCTGTGGCTCCTGCTGCGCTGCCGATTGGTACTAGCGTTTCGTATGTGGCGTCCAACGGGCAGATCATCGAGACCGGTATGTTCTTGACCTCGGCGGCTTCGGCTGGCGCGTCTACTCAGACCATCAATCAGCAGCCGGTGATTCTGGGCGCTAACGCCAACATCCCAAGCGGTTCGACCATCATCTACACGATTTACCCTGAGATTCTTGTCAAGGTGAATCTGTTTGTGCATGGTTATTACAGCTCTACCGCTGTCTAAGGAGTGACTTAACATGGCTATTTCACGTGCACAACTACTTAAAGAGTTGCTCCCCGGTCTGAATGCGTTGTTCGGTCTGGAGTATTCCCGCTACGGCGAAGAGCACAAAGAGATCTACGAAACCGAGACCTCTGAGCGTTCGTTCGAAGAGGAAACCAAGTTGTCTGGTTTCTCCGCTGCTCCCGTCAAAAACGAGGGCCAAGCCATTGCGTACGACAATGCGCAGGAAGCATGGACGACTCGTTACAACCACGAAACCATCGCCCTTGGTTTCTCGATTACCGAAGAGGCAATCGAAGACAACCTGTATGACAGCCTTTCGGCTCGTTATACGAAGGGTCTGGCTCGTGCCATGGCGTACACCAAGCAGGTTAAGGCTGCGTCTGTTCTGAACAACGGCTTCTCCGCTCAGTATGTCGGCGGTGACGGTGTTGCTCTGTTCAGCGCGTCCCATCCGCTGGTTAACGGTGGTACCAACAGCAATACGCCTTCGACGCAGGCTGACCTGAATGAGACCTCGCTTGAGGCTGCTGTTATTCAGATCGCTGCGTGGACGGATGAGCGTGGTCTGCTGATCGCCGCTAAGCCGAAGAAGCTGATTGTTCCCCCGGCGCTGATGTTTGTTGCTACCCGCCTGCTTGAAACTGAGCTGCGTGTTGGTACCAACAACAACGACATTAACGCTCTGAAGAACAACGGCTCGATCCCCGAGGGTTACACGGTCAACCACTTCTTGACCGACACGAACGCTTGGTTCCTGACGACGGATGTTCCCAATGGTATGAAGCACTTTGTCCGTACCCCGCTGCAAAACAGCATGGATGGAGACTTCGACACTGGTAACGTGCGTTACAAGGCCCGCGAGCGTTATTCGTTCGGTTGGTCTGATCCGCTCGGTATCTGGGGTTCGTCAGGTTCGTTCTGATGAACTTGTTGTAAGAAAGGGGGCTTCGGCCCCCTTTCCTTTTCTTGAAAGTGGTGTATATTGATTGCTACTGGGTGATTACCTCTACAGACTGCCCCAGCAGACGATGCAACGACGGTAGAGGCACTTTTGCATAAGGACATATCATGGGACGCTCTACTTTCGAAGGTCCGGTTCTGCAAGGTAACAACCGCTTCGGCCCCCTTCGCAACGTCGGTTATTCGGTTATCACGCAGTCGGTTGTGCTTGATCTCACTAATGTGACGAACGGCACGGCTAACTACTCTGGCGGGAACCAGCAATTTGTTTCGTCAAACAACATCCCGAACACCAATGCCACGGTTTATACGGCTTCTTCGACGGTTTATCCTCCTACTGCTGCTACGATTACCGCTGATACCGGCACGATCCTGTATCGCGGCGCGGTAATGTACCTGCCCTATGGCTCGATCATCCGCAACATTATTGTTGACGTACAAGCCGTCCAGACGCTTACTACGGGTACTGTTACCGGTATGGAGGTTCTGGTCAGCAACGGCTTTACGGCGTCTGGCGGTACTGCTCGTTATGCGGCTCTTGGCACTTCAAGCTCCACGTTTACCGCAGGTCGTCAAAGCTTGACCTCTGGGTTTACTGCTACGCAGTTGAACAACCTGCTTGCTGGTACGACTGGGGACATCACTAACCCGACTGGCGCTAACACGGACCCGAACGGTTCGCTGGTGTCGCAGGTTGTGGTTACTCTGGCAACCAACGTGTCTGGTGCTAACGGTGCTGCTCCGTTTACTGCTGGCAAGTATTCGATTCAGATTGTGTATACCCAGCCTGATCCTAACATCGGTACTTCTACCACCTATCCGTACGGTAACTTCGACTGATCTCACATAGGTTAGTCACGGGGGCTTCGGCCCCCTCTCTTTGATTTTAAGGAGTTATCATGTCTGGCGGATGGACCGTTGTTGACGCGAACACTAATAAGTCGCAGCCCATCACGGGCAAAACTGACTCTGGCGCAACCGCGCCTTATTTCATGCCCGCCCCCGGTCAGCAAGACCCCGTGGGCAAAATGCGGATTTCTTCCCCCCAAGCGCTAATTGACACCGACTTTGAGTATGGTCAACAACCTACTAAGTGGGAATCTATTGCGCTGCAAAACAGTCGTCAAAGCGTTTACTACATTTCGCAGTCACCGCTTACGATTACCGGTATTACTGGAGCAGGTACGACTACGGTAACGATTACCGGTACGTTTACTATTGCTGCAAATTCTCTGATCTATGTTCAGAACGCGGCTGATGCTAATGCAAATGGCTGGTGGTACACCACAGCGGGTGGTACTAACACCATGACGGTGACTACAATTAACACCGTCGCTGTTGGAAATCAATATAACGCTGCATTGTCCTATGTATATCTGGGATATTTTTATTCCGGCTGCGGTATTCCCGTTGGTATAAACGCTATTACTAACGTCGGTACTACCTGCACGGCTACAACGACTAACCCTCACGGGCTATCCTCTGGCTCTTTGGTGTATGTGGTTAACACCGCAGCTACGACTAACGCTCCTAACGGTGCTTGGGTAGTGGCTACTGTGCCAACTGCCAATACGTTTACTTTCACGGTAGCCACCGCACCAACTGGAACTATTACCAACTCCGCCGCTAGCAACGTCATTTATGCGCGTCCTTCGGGATACGTAGAGTCGCGTTCATTTGATGGTGGCGTGGCTTTTTCGGCAGGCTCTACGGTTCCTAACCAACAGTTAATTCGTCAGACTCGTCGATATTTCCGTTATCAGTCTGGTAAGGGCATTCAGTTTTCTACTGGTACTTCTTTGTGCCCGCCCGTTTTTATTACTAGCATTACTTCGTCTGGCACAACCGCTACGGTAACCACACGTTTTGCGCATAACTTGGCGGTGGGCTGCACTGTTCAGGTGACCGGCTGTGACCAAGGTACTTATAACGGTACATACACGATTGCAACTGTACCTACGCCTACTACGTTTACTTACACACTAGGAGCTACTCCTTCTGTGTCGCCAGCCACGGGATTGATTATTAAAGTCAGCCCAACTAACTGGTATGGGTCCACCAATCGAATTGGGTTCTTTGACCAACAAAACGGACTGTTCTTTGAGTACGATGGTCAGACTTTGTATGCTGTTTGGCGGAATAGCATCAATCAAATTAGCGGTACGGTATCCGTAACGCAGGGTAGTTCTGCCGTGACCGGCACCGGTACGCAGTTTAGTACTCAATTGCAGCCCGGTAGTTTTATTGTTATTCGGGGGCAGTCGTATCGTGTGGTCACCATTGCCACCGATACTTCTTTGTTTATCTCTCCTGAGTATCGTGGGTCGACTATTGCTGGGGCGTTAGTTTCTAAGACTATTGACACTCGCGTACCTCGTTCACAGTGGCCTGATCCGCTTGACGGTACTGGCCCGTCTGGGTACACGCTTGATTTGACCAAGATGCAGATGTTCTACATCGACTACTCTTGGTATGGAGCGGGTTTTGCTCGTTGGGGATTGCGGATAAGCAAGGGGCAGATTGCCTACGTCTATCAGCAGACCAATAATAACCAGCGGTACGAAGCCTATATGCGTTCTGGCAATATGGCCGCGCATTACGAATCAAATGGCATCACTCCGATCACATACCTAACTTCCACGCTAGCCGCAGCCACTAGCGCCGGGGGCACAATCAATGTGGCGGATACTTCGGGTTTTGCTCCGTCTGGTGCGGTCAAAGTGCAGGCCGCAGGTCAAACAGGCGTGGTCGAATACATCACGTATTCTGCCAAAACGGCTAGCACGCTGACTATTACTGCTCGGGCGCAAACTGGTGGTACGGGTTCCGCGCAAACATTCACGTACTCTGCAACTGCTCCTATTTCTGTTGAGTATGCCTCACCCGATACGGCTGCATCTTTGTCTCACTGGGGGTCGTCCGTCATTATGGACGGTCGATTTGACGACGATAAATCCCTGATCTTTAACTACGGTACGACTACCGCAATCACCACCACGAATACAAATCCGATTGTGATCTTGGCAATTCGTGTGGCACCTGCCGTTGATAACGGTCAAACTGGTCTGCTGGGCGTCAAGGAAATTATCAACCGTATGCAGTTGCAGTTGGTTGAGTTGGGTTTGTACACCACAGGTACAGGGTATCTGATTAACCTCATCCTTAATGGCTACGCTTCTGGTGCTATGTCTGGCAATTTTACTGCACCTATTCAACAGGCTAACGGTATTACTTCTTCATTGGCTCAGGTTGCTGTTAATACCAACGCGGTGACTGTTACCGGTGGTGAGTCTGTGGCTGCTGCGTACACCAATACGTCAGGTCAAACAACTCTAGACTTGTCTCAGGTGCGGGATTTGGGCAACTCAATCTTGGGTGGTGGCACGACAAATACTGTGCCTACTTCTCAGGCTGGTTTTTACCCAGACGGTCCGGACATTCTGTATGTAGTTGCAACCCCGCTGACTAGTACATCGTCTACTATTCTGGCGCGGTTGTCTTGGAAAGAAGCGCAGGCGTAACATGGCTAAGACCCCCGCATGGCAACGCGCAGAAGGCAAAAATCCCTCTGGTGGTTTGAATGCCAAAGGGAGAGCCAGTTACAACAAGGCCAACCCCGGCAAACCGGGGTTGAAGCCTCCTCAGCCGGAAGGGGGGTCTCGCCGGGACTCGTTCTGCGCTCGGATGAAAGGTATGAAGAAGAAGTTGACTTCAGCCAAGACCGCGAGTGATCCAAACAGCCGCATCAACAAGAGCCTTAGGGCTTGGAACTGCTGAGGTAATCATGGGCCGTCTAAACAGACCAGCAAAGCCAAATTACCAGTATCGGTCCCCCAATCAGACCAATGCTAACGACCTTGTGCCTAACCCCCTAGAAGAGGTA